TGGTCACTATCTGTATCTAAATCATTTTCTGTAAGTACAGAACCAGAAGCATAATCTACTAATTTAGTACCTTGTGAGGTTCTTCTTCTAATTTCTATAGCTACATCTTGAGCAGGTGCAGTATTAAAAGTTAGTGTAGTTCCTGCACTATTTAAAGTGTAAGCTGTAGTTACTACCCCTGATAATGTAACTGTAAGGTCACTTGTAGCTCTATAACTAAAAGGTATAGAATATGATGTTGTACTGTTATTACCTGTATAACGTACAAAACTATTTGCCATGCGTAATTTTCCTTATGTTTTTGATTGGGTTTTACTAAAAGTGTAAGTTTAGTTGTTTATTGAGTGAGTATCTCAATATAATTCTTTTTAGCTCTTTTTTTAGCGTTTTTCTTAATAAGTTTTCTGTTTTTTCTCATTGATTTAATTTCAGGAAATTCTTTTAAAAGAAGGTCTTTTGCTTTTGCTTCAGCTTTATGGACGTATTCTAATATAAATTTTTGTCTTTCATCAACACCTGCAATAGTACCATCAGGTAATTTATATAGTCTGCTATTAGGGTCTGTAATAACTGTTTCTATTAATTGTTTTATATTATATTTTTTACCTTTATATGTCAGTTGTACTTGTCCAGTTAATTCTCTCCATCTGTCATAAGCTGTTTGTTCATTTTTATTTTTAATAGTTCTTAAATCTACTCCTGATTTTCTATCTATTTTTTCAGGTGGAGTGTATTTAAAATCTCTACTTTCATAAAACTTTTGTATTGCAGGATTGTTAGTTTTAGTCATAGCAAAAGGTGAAGACCATAATCCTGATTTTCCACCTAGACCAAAGAACCAACCTCTATCTCTATCAATCACTTCACCATACATATTACGTTTTGGCATAATACTATCTTTACCTTTAAATGGATTTAATGCTAATAATCTGTCATTTAAGGTAAATAATTCTTTTTGATAATCTTCATCAATTCTACTCAGGTATCGTAAACCTCCTGATAACGGAGTAATTTTATAAATAGCTCTGGCTAATACTGAAGCTCCTACTTTATCTGGTGACCTTACAGATACAAAATCATCACTAAAAAACATGTTGGCTGTTTCTATAATATTTTTCATATAAAATTTAGAATTAAGATTTCTAAATATAGAAGTTAAAACTCCCATAGATAACTCTGTCATATCTTTTTGTACTGCTTCAGGTATGTCTTCATTGTACCTTAAAAACTTATTCATACTATCTACTAAATCAGCCATAATAAAGAATGGCATCATAATAGGGTCTGCTCTATTTAAACTTATATATCTACCATCACTTGTTTTATAAGAATATGGTTGCCAACCAGTAGTCGCTTCTCTTTCAATATTTTCTCGATAATTTCTTGAACCACCTCCTGTAATTTTTCCTGCCGCTACTAAACCAAATGCGGCTGTCCACAAAACTGCACCCATAGTTGCTCTAGCATTAGCTTCTGCCGCCGCTTCTACATTAAGATATTTACCATCTGCACCTTTTTTTAAAGCATGTCGTGTACTTAAAACTAATTTATTTAAGACAGGTAAATGTTCAAAGTTCCATTTAATTAAGTTAGACGGTGTATTAATAAAGTGTAAACCTAAAGCTCTTGTCCATCTATGTTTAGATGTAAAAGATAATACACCACCTGTAATCCCGCCTTCTAATTTTCCTGTTTCAGGATTAAGTGAAAAGGCAGATTGTGTGTATGTACTTTCTCTAGCATATTGCAATGGGTCATTGACTTGTAATTTATTTACATCTTTAATATTTTTACTGGTCATGTCCATTGTATCTAATGCACCACCAGAGGCTGTTTTTTGGTATTCTCCTTCTAATTCTTTAAATCTTGTTTTATAGTCATCTTCTTTAATCACACCCTTCCAAAACCCTTTACCTGTTTCTTCTCTTATTTGTGTATTAATTTGTGATGCCATTCTAGCTTTGTAAGTCATGGTTTTAAGAAACTCATCACCTGCACTTAAAATTCTCATAGGAAAAGTTGTAGCGTAACCTATTGGTCTAAATACATATTTATCAAGACCAACACCTACTGACCCCATTCTGTCAGTCATAAGTCTTGTTGTAGCTTGTAACCATCTTTGAAGTTGTCCTTGTCTAATGTTGTTATCAAACTTCATTTGCTTACTATCAAGAATACCACGACCTTCCATAAATCCTCTTTTAGCCGCCATTAACGCATCTTTGGTGTAAAGAAATTGATGTATATAAGTATCAACAGCTTCTTTAGCTAATTGATTTGCTCTTTTACTATCTTGTGGAGCTAAATATGCGGCTCTAACTAACATAGTTAAAGGTTTCCATTGTGTTTGAAATAAACCAGATACAATGTTAATTGCATGTGTATCAGGTGATGATAATAAGTTATTGTTAACAAATTCTGAAGCTAAATCCCACCCATTAACTTTTCTAGCATTTTGTAATGCCATAATTACTTGGTCTGTATCATGTAATTTAGCAATAGCTTTATAAAATTCTTTTGGGTTTCCTGTTTTTAAAGTAGCCATAGTTGGGTCTTCAGGATTAATTTTAAGTTCTGCGGCTCTAGTTGTATCTTTATTAACTTGCATGAACTTCATAGCTCTTGCTACATTTTTAGTTATTTCTTTTTGATTAACTAAAGTTTCCCCTGCTATCTCTTGTCTAATGTTTAATTCTTTTAATATTTTAGCTTCTTCATCAGGAGTTATATCTAATCTATGTAATTGATTTCCTAGTTTAATTATATCTTCACTTTGTTTAGCTAATAAATCACCATGTGCTAGTATCTCTGCGTATAACAATTTGTCATTTTTAGCTCTTGATTTACCTAACGCAATAACTGCATTACTATCTAAACCTAAAATTTGTGCTTGTTGTATTGCATATTTTTCAGTTACAACATCATCTTTTATTCTACCTTCTCTTACCATTTGGTCAGCAAGATTTTTAAGATGTACTCTTACTTTCTTTGGAAATTTGTAATAGTTTAATAATTCTTCAGGAGGTCTGCCTGTACCTATAGTTTTTCTTAAATTTGCAATCTTTTCATCAACTGTTTTACCAGTAAGTGTACTTTCTGTAGCAATTCTATCTACAGTATTTTTATCAAGATTTTTATATAGAGCTTTATCAGATTTTGGTTCAGCTAAATCTTGAAATAATTGTTTACCAGTAATATCACTTCTACCATAATCATGTAAATCTTTAAGATTTTTAACTGCTGTATTTTTAGAACTTCTCATTCCCAGTTTAAAACCACCATAAGAAAATGCTCCACCAAATACAGTACCAAAACCAAATCCTGCTCCTGTAGCTATGGCACTTCTTTTTAAACTAAATTCATCTTTTACACCTGTTTTAATTTCTGTAAGTTGAAGCATAGTGTCTTGAGCTGTTGCTACAACTGCACCAATTTTTGCTTCTGTCATTGCACCTTTGTAAACTGCTTTACCAATAGCTTCTTTTGATGCAACTTTTGCTGTTTCTTCTAAAACTTCTTTATTAATTTGACCTGCAACTTTACCTTTAAGAGCTTCTGTTAAACCTTTTCTATATGCAACTTTAGCGGCTTGACCCCCAATACCAAAAGATATTAAATTAACTGGGTCAGCTATCATTGCTCCACCGTTGTCATACAACCAAGAACCAAAACTTCTATTAGGGTCATTCCAAAAAGATGGTAATGCGTGGTAGGTAGAAGATATATAAGCTAATTGAGCATTTCTTTCTGCACTATCTGTAAAAGCGTTGGCTAAATCTTTAGTCATAGCTCCCGTATTATTATTTCTCCAAGACCTATCATTATAAAAATATTCTAATAAATCTGCATGAGACATCTCAGAAAATTTATTAAGACCTCTTGATGTTATTTCACTCTCTCCATCTCTATAAGTGTAATAACTTCTTAACGTATCATAAAATTCTTTTGTTTTTATTTCTTCTAGTGCCTGTTCTTCTGTTTCTACTTTTTTTAATTTTTGTATTGTTGATGATGCGGACAGTGTATCTGTTACTTTAGGGTTTTCTTTTTTCTTTTTTGTGAAGTCTATCTTTGTAGCCATCTTATCCTTCTATGTTGTAAAGACTAAATAATAAATCTTGTATTTCATTTAAGTTTTGATTGTTCTCTTCTTCAGTTCCATTCATTAAACCTAAAGACGTAGTTAAATTTAATAATATTCTTTCATAATCTTCGTCACTCATTGCTGATAAAATATCACCATTAAACTCTGAACCTAAAACACTTTGCATGTACTTTTTAAATTTAGGGTCTCTAACTTGTTCTATAAATTTTTCTTGTGATATAATTCCTTCAATACGAGGTCTTAATAAAAAATCTTGTTTACCTGCATCAGCAATGTTTTGTGTAATAATATTTACATAATCTTGTAATGTAACATCTTCACCATCTCTATTAAATATAACTGTTTCATTTGCTTCTTTTTGTTTTCTAATTTCTGCTTCTTCTCTTTCTTTATCTATCTGTTCAAACTCATTCATAAACTGAACACCTTGCATGTTATCAGTTACAGGTCTTACATAATCTTCAGTGTCAGCATCTTCCCCAACACCTGTCCAAGTTTTATCAACATAATCTTGTATCTCAGTTATAAAATCTTTTCGCATTTTAGGAGTAACATTAACACCTTCTGCCTCCCATCTCATTTCTTGCTCTTCTATTTCAAAATTTACATATCTTAAAACATCAGACTGTGCGATTTCTTTAGTTCCTAATCCTTCACTATCTTTTTTATATTTTTCAGCTACAGTTGCTAAAATAGAATTTTTTGTATTTACATAATGATGGTCAGTATCATAAATAGGTTTTAATGCTCCATCATCATACGATTTTTGGTATCTATCCCATCTACTATTTGCGTTAGCCCATTGGTCTTGTGGAATGTTTTGTGCTACCATTTCTTTCATCATTTCTGCATGACTATCAAATTCACCTAAAGAAATACTTAATAAGAAATCTTGTACTCCACTGTAATCTTTAATCATTCTATCTTTAGGGTCTGAATTAAACCAATTAGTAAAAGCATCAATAGTTGCTACATCACCTTTACTAGCAATCGTAATCTCTTTTAATAAATCTTGTATTTGAAGTGTAGACTTTGGTGTCCCATCTTCGTTAGGCGTAAAGGCTTTTACCCATACATTCTGTGTAGCTTTAGCTGTATTGTATTGTTCATCTCTTCTAGTCTTTTGTATTACAGCATCTTTCTTTGCAGTAAGTGCGGCTTTTAAAACATCTGTGTTTTGATTTTTTCTACTATTTAAAGAACCTAACTCTTGACCATTAGTACCTTTACCTAAATTTAAAGACATGATTTTTTCTGCTCTTTCTATATCTTCAAGGCTATCTGCGGTTTCAATAATAGAATTTACGTCTTGTCTTATAGCTTCCATTAATTCTTCATTAGTGTAAAATTTAGTTAAAGCTGTATTATCTCCTGTACGAAGTGCTGTTCCAAAAGATTGCCACTCTGCAACGTATCTTGTATCTAAATCTTCATTAGGAATAACAGATAAAACTTTTCTAACTTCTTCAATTTTCTTTTGAGATGCAATTTCTCCTCTTTTTTTAGCATCAGCAACATCTGCTTTATTTTTCCAAACATTATAAAATGAGCCAAACCCTGCCATAAAAGAACTATCTTGTCCTTCCATATCAGGTAAAAACTTTTTACTAAAATCATTTAGATTGTCTTTGGTAATATCGTAATCTGTTTCCATTGCATTAGTCATTTGTTCAATAACTTCTGCCGCTTTTATTTTACCACTATGAAACTGTGTAGTAGCATCAATGTATTTTCCAGTTAAATCTGGGTGCTTACCTGCAAGTATTTCTCCTTGTATAGTTTCAAGAGTTTTACCTGATGCTTCTAATGCTTGTATTTTTTCTATAGCTTTATCTTTTTTATTATTAATTCTTAAATTTTCCCCAATACCTATTGAGTTAGCAGAATTAGCTAACGCTTTTGCTAATCCATCTGATGCTTCGCCTGTTCTGACATATCCTGCATTACCTGCACCATAATATTTATTGGTGACTTGTCTGTTATATTTTATTGCCATTATTCTGTCTTAGCCTTTTTGTTAGTTTGATTTCTTTGATAACCTTCGTAACCTTGACTAGCGACTTGTATGAATAGACCAGTTCTTGATGGGTCTGTCGGAGGTGCTAAACTATTATAAGTTTTAACTTGATTAGCATAGGCTTCCGATTGTTGGTCTTGTAAAGTGGTTACATCTTTACTGTAATCTCTGTTTATTGTGTTCCAATCATCATCAAATAATGCTCCTATAGATTGGACAATTTTTGTACTGTTCCCAAATCCTAAATTTAATGATTGTGCAATTTCTGCTTCTTTTTCTTTTTTTGAACTTATTTCAGCTAAAGTTTTTTCTCTATCTGCATTGACTTTTTCTCTATCAATTTTAGTCATATCGTGAAGATACCCTTTATCAGCATTTCTTCTTGTAGCTTCTTGGTCTCTTCGAATAGCGGCATTTTGAGCTTTTTGTTCTCTATAAGACTGAATTGTTCCTGCTACTGCTAGTGCCGATTGAATATCACACATTAATTATTCACCTCTTTCATCATTAATAAAAATGGCATTTTACCAATACCAAAATCTCCTATTTTCTTTTTTGGTTCAAATCCTAAAAATTGTAACCATTTTAAACTTTTCCAATTTCTTTCATCTACAAAATTATAAACGTATTCATAACCTCTACTCATATCATCAACCCATTTTGGACATTCTTTAATAAATTGTTTAGTGTGTTTGAATAAGTCTTCGCTAGACAATAACCAAACAACGCCATATCCTTTTTCTGAAGATGGCACAGAGCCAAACATTCCAATTACACCTTCTGATGTTGAACCAATAATAGAATAAATTTTTCCTTCTTGAGTAAAAGGTATGACAAGAGCTTCTAAAGGTGATGCACCATTCGAAGCCATTATTTCTTGTCTGTCACCTTTTCTAATTTTAGGTGCTAACTCTAACGCATCTTTTAATTCTGCTTTTCTAACGTAATTTTCTTTCATTAA